GAGAAATTTCCAATTGTCTGTAATTTGACTGATCATTTGTGGTGCAATATTTAGACCACGCATGATTGTGACAGGTTTAAAATCTGCTGTCATTTTAGCGCCGCTCAGCAAGAACTCATCAAACAACCCTTCCAATTCGCCATTGCACTCTGCTGTTTTTTCGCGCAGTCGGTCTTGAATGGTAATTCTTGGTGTGGCATCTTCCACTACTGCTTCGGGCGCAACTTCGTTCTGCTTGCTGTGCAGTATTTCTTTCAGTTGGTTTTGTAATTTGAGTTGTTCTGAATCTAACAGTTCCAATCCAACCATGCTCATGCGACACAACCAGCCCGTGGTCAAGCGAATAGCTGAATCTGGAATGCCTTTAAGCAGTCGCACATCTGCCTTACGGTCATGTGTTTCCAAATAGTTTACAATCATGTCCCGGGCATCTTTTTTGCCATAAAAATAATTGTACCAGGAGAATGCTTCACTCAGCTTGGTTTTTCTGTACTCAGTGGGCTGGATTTGCCAAGTTGGCTCTGTGCCCAGAATGTTGGTGTCGGCACTGCGAGGGTTTAGCAGTTTGATTTTGTATGTGGTGCTCATATGTGTCCTTACTTATTTTACAGGTAAATCTCGGCAGAGTTCAAACAATTGCGTGGCACGTTTGAGTTTGAAGTTTTTGTGGTTGTACATGTACTTTCTTTTGCGCTCTGCAATGTCCAAGGCCGCCATTAGACGCCATTTGGTGTCAAAGTCTGACTGCATCAAAATACGATTCATATCCACAATGTCCAGGCTGTACTCCACCCATTTTTCTGTGGCTTTTATTTTGTCATAGGGCACCACTGCTTTGGACTTGTTAGCAGTAGAGTACTTTGCAACAAAATTTGCTGCCTTTTGCATACAGGCTCCTGTAGTGAACAAGTGTGTATTGTAGCATGTTAGGCATTATTGGTCAATCGGGCAGAAAGTAGTACTAAAGTAAGATCTGATTCCCTGCGGAACGAAATCCAAAATGGGCGATTAGCACGGCCGTTGTTTTTGCCAAAATAAGCATGCCAGTCATTCGTGGGCATGTAGCCGCGGCCTCCCAGTTTGGCATCGCATATTTTTTCAAGAGACACGCCTTCTCCCATCCAACTATCACATCGCACAGCAATCACATGTTTGTGGTGCTTGAATTGACGGAATCTGCGGTTTAGTTTTACTACTTTCATGACCAAAGTATAACAGATCAGGATTTATTGGTCAACCTGCCCATAAATATATGTTATGCCACGTCTAAGTTTATACCGCCCAAATCGCACAAGAGACTACCAATTTTTTGACCGCACTATTAGTGAGATGTACACAGTAGGTGGCCTCGACATTTTCATCCACAAATATCTTGGCCCGCAAACTGGGGGTGAGGACTCTGCGCTTTCGGGCAATGCTGATGCCACTCAACCCACGTACGACACTCAAAGTCCACTAAACATCCAGGACTTGCTGTTGCTGGAAAATCGTGACAGAGTGTATGATCCAGACATCTACGTCATGCGTGGTGTGTATCGTGTACAGGATGTGGATTTTGATCTAACACAATTTGGATTGTTCTTGAACTCTGACACCTTATTTGTGACCTTTCACTACAACGACATGATAGATACGTTTGGTCGTAAGCTCATGAACGGTGATGTGATGGAAGTGCCAAACTTGAAAGATTACAACCCCCTAAACGCGGCCTTGCCCTTGGCCTTGCCTAGATACTATGTGATCCAGGATGCTAACTTTGCGTCAGAAGGCTTCTCTCAAACTTGGTTGCCGCACTTGTGGCGCATCAAGGCCACACCACTCACAAATGCACAAGAATACAACAGCATACTAGACAAGCCATTTGTGTCTGAATACATTTGGGATCCAGGTGATTACTATCCCAGCGGCAGCATTGTGAACTACGGTGATGTTTATTACCGAGCCACTAGAAATGTGCCTGCTGGCACAGAAATTACAGATACCACTTATTGGACTGAGTATACTCCGCCCACAATCTCTGACATGCAAAGCACCCGACCCAAAGATCAACAGATCAATGACGACATACTGGCTCAGGCCAATGTGGAAGTTCCACTCAGTGGTTATGACGTTGAAAAGTTTTATGTTGTGGCCACCCTTGAAGATGGACAACCTGCCAACCCAACCAGTTTGAGCACAATAGACGGCACCACAGTGGATGGCACACAAGGCGGCATGAACATCACTCCGCGAGCAGATGGCTACACTGTAGGCTATCTCACCGGCGATGGCTTTGCACCCAATGGGTTACCTGTCACACCTGGTGTGAGTTTTCCGGCCAATGCTGTGAGCGGCGATTACTGTTTGAGATTGGATTACAAACCCAACAGACTGTTCCGCTACAACGGAAGAACATGGGTAAAAATAGAGGAACGAGTGAGAACACAATTAGATAATGGGCCAGCCAATCAAACTTTGAGATCAGGCTTTGTGAACAATACATACACTACCAATACCAATGACTTGGGTGCTGTACCACAGCGTCAGAGCTTGAGTCAAGCTCTCAAACCCAAAGCAGACAATGGTGACCAAGGTGGTTTCTTGCCACCCAACCCACCACCCCCTTATTCAAGATAAACATGCAACAATTTTTCTACCATTTGTTATAAATAGATGTATGAACATTTATAAAATTACCAACACGTTGAATAACAAAATTTATATAGGTCAGACTGTGCAAAAAAATGCTAAAATGAGATGGTATCAACACTGTGCTGATGCAAATAAAGGCAAGGACAGCCACCTGTATCACAGCATGAGATTACATGGTATTGAAAACTTTGCTTGGGAAGTAATTGATAGTGCTACCACCATTGATGAACTGAATGTCAAAGAAGAACAATGGTTGAAGCACTATCAACAAACAGTTGAATGCTACAATATTAGAAATGCAGGCGGGAATAAACTTCATGCCAAAGAAAGCATTGAAAAAATGAAAGAGTCTCAAAGACAGGCTCATGCTCGCAGACGATCTGAAGGTACTGATACCTGGACTCGACGAGATGGTGGTGCCATGAAGGGAAAAGCCCATCCAAGAAAAGGAACAAAAGGACTTTGGCATTATAGCGAAGAGCAAAGGAAAGCACAAAGTGATCGAATGAATATCTTAAATGGCACCCGAGGGAAAACTTGGACACTCATTGACGGTAAAAGAGTTTACATGGAGAAAAAACAATGAGTGTTTCCCAATTTTTTTATGACGCTCAAATCCGCAGGTTCTTGCTGCAATTTACCAGAATCTTTTCAGGGTTCCAAATTGAGTACGGCAACGAAACTGACGGCGTGAACAAGGCCACCCTGTTGCGTGTGCCTGTGCGTTATGGCGACTCCAGCCGCAATGCACAAACTATCATTCAAGAAAACTCAGCCAGCGCATTGCCATCAACTCCGCTGATGACTTTCTACATCAACAATCTTGAGTACGATCGTCCAAGAATACAAGATCCCACATTTGTGGACAGATTCTCAGTACGCCAACGTACCTATGATACAGAAACAGAAACATATGACACCACACAAGGCAATGCATTTACCATTGAACGACTGATGCCTGTGCCGTACAAGCTGAGTGTTACACTGGATATCTGGACATCAAACACCAATCAGAAATTGCAACTACTTGAGCAAATTTTGACCCTGTTCAATCCTTCGCTAGAACTGCAAAGCACAGACAACTACATTGACTGGTCCAGTTTGAGTGTGATGTATTTAGATTCGTTGAGTTGGAGTTCAAGAACCATTCCAATGAACACAGAAAATCCCATTGACATTGCCAGCATCAAATTCTCCATGCCCATATGGATTTCATCTCCAGCCAAGATCAAGAAACTGGGTGTGGTGGAACGCATTATTGCCGGCATCTTTGACGCACAAGGAGATGCAGCCGATGCCATTACCAACAACGACCTGTTGCTAGGAACTCGTCCCATGTTCACACCTTGGGGTTACAAACTGGTTGTGATCAACAATCAAATTCAAGTGCTGCCGGCTCGTACCATAGTGCCAAATGGCGCTTATGCTGATTTAGATCCCACTGCTATTGTGGCAGATTCACCACTGCTGTGGCCTGCTGTGATTTCAGCTTACGGCGTATTGCGTCCGGGTATCAGCCAGATTAGATTGAATCGTCCTGTCGAAACACCCCCAGACAGCAACAGTCCGCCCATAATTGGCACCATTGTGATCAATCCAGACGATGATCGATTGGTGATATTCACTCCTGACGAGGACACAGCACCACAGAATACGCTGAATCCAATTGATGCTATCATTGATCCGTTAATCAGTGGTCCTGGAGATGGCTTGCCGTCACCTGTTACAGGTGTGCGTTACTTGTTGACCGAAAGCACTGGTAACTATGACAATGTGGCCAACCCTGCTGCATGGGCAGGCACAGCAGGACAGCCGTTGGTGGCGTCAGCCAATGACATCATTGAGTGGGATGGCGCACGTTGGCGTGTGTCGTTTGTGAGTGCGGGAGAAACTGCGGTGCAGTATGTGACCAACATAACTACTGGTACACAATATGAATGGACTGGAGCAGAATGGACCAAAAGTTATCAGGGCGAGTACCCAGCAGGCACATGGAGCCTAGTACTGTAAAAGCAGTGGGTGTATGGTTCTTGGCCCGTGATACTGGTCGTTATCTATATCTCTTGAGAAACGACGTCAAGCATCCTGGAGCATGGGGCTTGCCTGGTGGCAAGGTAGAAGCAGGCGAAACACTGTTGGGCGGTATGGAACGTGAGTGTCAGGAAGAATTAGGCAGTTTTCCAGACTATCGGCGACTCATGCCGTTAGAAAAATTCACATCAGCAGATGGCATATTTGAATATCACACTTGGGTTTGTGTGCTGGATCAAGAGTTTCAACCTGTACTAAACGACGAACACATTGGGTATGCGTGGATTGACGTGGGCACATGGCCCAAGCCCATGCATCCTGGCTTGTGGAGCACACTGAACATTG